GGGAGTTATCATCGACACGTCTTGGGTGGTTGAACTCGATAGCTGGGTACGAGAAAATCTCGGAAGAGGTGAAACTGGAGGTAAGTTATCTTACACCTGCGCTAGCTCTCTCCGGGGGGGGATCCCCACAGGTGGGGAACCCCTACCCCCCCTCCGATTCGCGCTTCGGTGCGCAGGTTCATAGTCTGACTTCGGTATGCAGAACGAAGAAAATCTCTTGTGGTATACGGGCCTTCCCGAATGGGAAAAACCATATGGGCGCGTTCCCTGGGAAGACATGCTTACTTCGGAGGCCTCTTCAGTTTGGACGAAGACATTGATGGGGTTGAATACGCCATCTTTGACGACTTCGGAGGAATCAAATTCCTGCCGGCCTACAAATTCTGGTTAGGTCACCAGAAACAGTTTTACGTCACGGATAAATACAAGGGAAAAAAGTTGGTACACTGGGCTCGGCCCTCAATTTGGCTATCTAACTCCGACCCACGCGACGAGCTTGGTGTAGACACAGACTGGCTTAACGCCAACTGCGACTTTGTGTACCTAGATAGCCCCATAGTAATGAACTAGCGTTCGTGCCAGTAAAAACTGCCCTCAGGGCTAAACTTATACTCCGTAAGCGGAGCTTCGTTACCCCCACTTGTGATAGCCATAATATCCATTATGTACATATCCCCAACCCCACGTAAACCGGCAGTAGAAAAAGGCCGATCACCAACAGTATCGCTCTCCATGTCATCCTCGTAAGAAATGGTCCTACGAATAGGATACCACAAATTATAGAGGCGGGAAGCGCCTGTCTCATTACCGGGCCGAATGGTGCGGACAACATCGGACTTAACAGTAATGCGGCGGGTATCAAGCGGGGCAGTAAACTGATTGGTCCAATCAGTCCCATCTTGACCCCTGAAAACGTAAGCCTGCAGCTCCTCCTGCGCATTGGTCACACCCAAAAGGGGACCAATAACACGATGACAACCACCCTCGGTGGTCTGATCATACAGCTGGCCAGGGATGTTCCCGTTGCCACTGGAATCCATAGCTTCGCGCAAATCTGCGCCCTTCAACATGAAAACAATACGGCGCCACATAAAAGTGCCACCACCATTAACGTCGATCTGGACCTTCTCCTTATAACCGACGGCGAAAATATCGGAGGAATTGCGGACAGCGGGGTTGGTGACAGGGGTGCGCGTATCCCGCGCGTTAGGAACAAACAAACAAAGAAGGGGGGAAACGGAAGTAAAGGGTCCGTTAGTGTGCACGTTGGCCTCATCTATGACGACAGGCATCATAGAGTCAACCTTCTTGCGAGACGTAACATTGAGAATTGAGCGACGAGTCATTCTCGGTCGCCGCCTTCGGAACCTTCGCCGACGAGCGAAGCGTGTAGATCGACGACTAGATCTTGCAACTCGACCACCGCGGCGGAAAGTTTTGCGAATTCTTCGGACAGATCGACGGGCAACCGACATTCTGAGCAATGAGCAACAGTAGGCGCAGGCGAAGGAATGCGAGGTGGGGTAGTGCTACCGCTGTAACAAGTTAGGCAGCAGCGGTGGAGCGCGTGATCAATAAATGATTGGCAGGTGCGATTGCAGTCTTGAACGTGAGGAGACATGGTAAATCGCGCATACAAAAAAAGGAGGGGGTTGGGGGAATCGGAGGGGTATATATACTTGTGAAGGACCCGGGTCTGGGTCCGTCTGGGCATATAACATTAACTGCCCAGACTTGGACCCAGGAGAAAATGTGCAACAACGAACAATGTCCACTTTTCGCTTCCAAGCACGATACGCCTTGCTTACCTATCCACAATGTGGACATCTCGATCCTTTTGCAGTGGTCAACCATCTTGCAGGACTTAACGCTGAATGCATCATCGGCAGAGAGAATCACGCAGATGGGGGTATTCATCTGCACGCTTTTGTCGACTTCGGAGTCAAATATAGGACCCGGAACGCCCGTGCATTCGATGTTGAAGGATGCCACCCAAATGTATCGCCGTCACGTGGAACACCAGAAGATGGGTATGATTATGCAATCAAAGATGGAGACATTGTGGCTGGGGGACTCGAAAGACCTACAGGAAGCAGAGTGGATGCAACTGGTGGGGTGTGGCCTGAAATCATCAATGCAAAGGATGAGTCAGAGTTTTGGCGCCTATGCGAATCACTGGCTCCACGTTCATTGGTCACTTCATTCACCCAACTGCGAGCATACGCTGCCTGGAAATTCCCTCCAATCAGAGTCCCGTATGAAACACCGGAGGGAGTTATCATCGACACGTCTTGGGTGGTTGAACTCGATAGCTGGGTACGAGAAAATCTCGGAAGAGGTGAAACTGGAGGTAAGTTATCTTACACCTGCGCTAGCTCTCTCCGGGGGGGG